CCTGGTGGCTCCACCCTCTGTATATGAGAGAACGCACTAAACTCAACTATCATGATCTAAGTCTTGCTGATCATTTGATTTACAGTTATGAAACGGGTGTCGGTACCGGTGTTTACACCGATTCCGGCCAGACCAATCATAACTCTATCAATGTCAGCAGAACCCTCGATCATGAGATAATGTCTGATTGGGCTGATACTAAAGTATCTAAAGCCCGTAGACAATACAAACCAGTAAAGCATGAACACTTCCGGCATTTCGCTCAAACCAATGAGCGGAACTCCTGGATAAACCTCAATAGTGGCCTTAGAGCCAAATTTGAGGGTCGTAATGCATTCTGGTATGGTTGGGATCACGGTAACCCACCGCAATACACTGGAGCTCAAATGCTCGAAATGGTTGCAACAAGTTACCCTAAATCCGATAGGCAGTTGATTGACGATACGCTGAATGACTTCCATAATCTTAATGAGGTTGATAACCTTCTTAATATCGTGGAAGCTCCACAGCTCCCAGAGTCTGCTATTTCGCTTATAAAATCAGCGGATAAACAGCCTCTTCGCTGGATTAGACCCGGCAGCCGTAAGGCTATCTGGTCTAGTCTGGGTTCGCTTGCGCGCACAGGCGCGCAAGGTCACTTAGCCTACTCGTTTGGATTGGCACCCCTGCTATCCGATATGCGAAAGATGCAGAGCTCTATGTCGACGCTTCAAGCGAAGATGAAGAGTGCTGCAAAAGTCGCCGGAGAACTGGTATCCGTGCATCGCTCCTGTAAAGGAGAGTACACGCTAAACAGTCCAGGGGCCTACGAACTCGGTTATCTACGCTTTCAAAACTCACTGTTATCCCTCGATTCACCGTCAAAAGTTTGTACGGTTATCGGGAAGAATACGGTGGCATATAATAGTAAGGTCTTTCAAGACCTGAACTATATTATGTCGCGTTTTGTATCTGGTGGACCAGCGTCATTTGCTTGGGAAAAGATTCCCTTCAGCTTTGTGATTGACTGGTTTGTCGATATGCGTTCGATCATCAACAACCTTAATAACCTGTTAACAGGCTCTACTAAGGAAGTCATGGGTATAGGTATTAGCGATAAACGACACTACCAAGTCAACTGTACCTTTAAAGGTATGGCTGTCTTTGCACAGATCGGTTATCAAATGCTAGAACCTAATATTAACGAGGTCGTTTCAGGCTCGGAGTATACGTTATACCACCGCTACCCGGTTAATCCTGGAATTTTTCCAGAGCTTAGCCATCGATTCGGAAATAAGCAAAAAGCCTTAGCCATTAGTCTCCTGACCTCCTTTTTAGGAGGGAAGAAGATAGGTGGTAAAGGCCTTGCTCGCTAAGATTATCTTAGCGCGATTCGATAGAGGTAGCAAGATAGTTCATAACGCCACTAAGTGGCACCCTACTCGTATGGACAATAATCTGACACTCAGCACGCTAAGCTTTGTCTTAGCTGCTCCTACGGCAGATGGCGGATCGACTCGTCGTGAGACTAGTCGGGGTTTGCAACTCCCGACTATCATGACCATCAAGCACCGAACGGTGCTTGACTCGAAGACCAAGAAACCTGTTCAACAGGACTTGCTTCAGTTCGATTACGTCAAACTGCTCTCGGACGGTAGCTATGCTCCCGTTCGTGTCAAACTAACGGCCGAAATTCCGGTTGACTCTGGTGTGGCGGGTTCTGATGTCCTTGCGGCCATCGAACTCGTTTCTCAGGTTATCCAGGAAGACGATTCAGGGATTAATATCCCTGACAAGATCTTTGTCAATAAAGAGCAGTAATGCTCCTAAGACTTGATTCTTGAATTGTTAGTTAAACCGTCTCCTGTCTAACAGGAGCTCACCAAACCAGGTTAAGGAATTCGTTCTATGCATACGATATTGAATACGTATTGTCACCTGCTAGCTGACGTTTCTCATATTACAGAGGTGCCATTGGCTCCCCCTAGTGATCTGAGTCTCGATTGGGTCATCAAAGATGCCCCATTACTAGATAAACAGTTGCTTATGTTCCTCGAACACGGGGTTAATCCCCCTGTCTTTCCATCATGGCTTATGCCACTATGGGAGAAGTTCCTGTGTTATGAGCTGTTGCTCAGTGAGTTGGATGCCGAGACTAAAACCTCCAGCGAAAGCTGGGGCAATAAATCCAAGTATCCCGCTAACCAAGCTATGGCTACTAATGTAGGAATTATCTTAAGAAACTTAAGGCAATTGCTTCTGTTTGGCTATAAGTCTGAGATCCCCCATACTAATGAACAACTCAGCTCCTCGCAAGAGGAGTTTGTCTCCACTGATGAAGCGATTGATATTTGGGACGCTTACTTTAGCGTCGCAGATACTCATACCTTCAAAAGTGCCCGCGCGCTTATTGGCCGTGTTATTGGCAAATTGGCGTGGCAAGAAATAATCCCGGCTCACGGACCTGGCTCGGTTTTCCCGAGTCGGCTTCCAAGTGAAAAAGGAAGATTTCTCTCCATCTATCCTACGATCGATCGTCATTATCCTTATTGTGATTACTTCTGTGGCTTGCCATCTCAATGGCCAGACACGGAGGAACGACAGAAGGAGATAACGGTCCTAGGCGAGATTGAATCTCGCTTAGTCGCTGTCCCCAAGGACTCACGAGGGCCACGCCTAATCAGCGTGCACCCCAGTGAGGCCATTTGGATTCAGCAAGGTCAGAGGAGACTCCTAGAAAAAGCTATCGAACGCAGTCCGCTTACCAGTGGTCGAATTAAATTCGACGACCAGTCAGTGAACGGCAATCTGGCTTTGTCTTCTTCTGCTGATCGAGAGTATTGCACTCTTGACCTGAAGGAGGCAAGCGACCGTATATCATGTAAGTTGGTGAAGTTCCTTTTTGGGGACTACGCCTACGAAATCATGGCATGCAGCCGTGCATCTAGGGTTAAACTCTTAGATGGACGTGTTCATGTGCTCAGAAAATTTGCCCCTATGGGCAACGCCATTACTTTCCCTTTGGAAAGTCTGGTGTTCTGGGCTATGGTGAGGTCAGGCATTCGAGCCCGTCACGGTGTAGACTGTGGCGAGGTTTTTGTCTTCGGGGATGATGTTCTTTTCCCTTCAAAATATTACGATGGTGCCCTGTATGGCTTAATCATCGCTGGGTCCATACCCAACGAGAAGAAGACATTCAGGAAGGGATTCTTCCGAGAATCCTGTGGCGTCGATGCCTATCGTGGCAAAGATGTTACGCCTCATCGTTTGAAGAAGTGGAGAGCATCCTCCGTCGTTGACCTCATATCATTATGCATGCTTGCTAAAAACATGCGTGCTGACGGATATGAGTGTGTTGCGGCGTATCTATACAAATTAGTCCGAGAGCGTGTCGGAGTATTGCATTTAAGCAATAATCCTAACGCTCAGGGGATATATGAGTATGTTGATCGTGATTTCGGATACATGCTTAAGAACGAGCCTTCGACAAAATATAATCGAAAACTCCATCTATGGCAGTCCAGAATCACGACCGTTCGGCAGCAGTGCCAGATACTTGAGTCTCATGCCTGGTGGCATGTTCAAGAGTCGTTACTAAAGTTAGCCTCTCGAGGCGAAACTGAAGCAGGACTCCCCAGCAACCACAAAGGTGGTTCAACCTACGCGCTTCCACGACGCGTTCAGACGGTTCGTGGATGGACGGAAGTCATTATGAAGTGACTTCCACAGACTCCAAAAGAGTCTGTCCTATGGTGGCCTAACTAGAAATAGTGAAGCCTACCAGCTTGAGA